GGCAGTGGATACTTACGAATACCGTCTATAATGTTCGACTTTTGTACTTTTGTATGCTCTTTAACATTTGACTGTATTAAATGGAAAGCATCTTTCATCCACGCTATTGCCAATGTTGTTTCACGCATTCCTGCTCTTTCTTGAATTTCTTGAACAGTCATTTATTTTTTACCCCCTCCATATTTTGCCACATATGCCTGGATACCCTCCATTGCTAATTTAAAATATTCTCCAGACTTTACAGAAGCCATTTGCGCCCTTTTTAATTCTTGTGCCGCTACTTCTGACGTTACCCTTATCATTTCTATATCTTCATCATTTAACCAATATTCTACATCTTCTCCTTGTGATAACCCGCTACTATCGTCTATTAAATCTCTTGCTTTAGAAATGGCATTGCTTGTAATTTTACTAAACTCATTTGCACACGCATGATGAACAATAATACTTCTTAAGTCACTAGTATCTCCTATATTACTATAATTTACATAAGTAACATACCCGTCATCACTACCACCCGCCTCTGGTGCAGGCTTTATAAATACCTTTCCAGCATTAATATAATATTTAGGAAACTTTTCAGTTGCCCTGTGTAAACTTGTGCTATCTGCAATAAACTTTGACATCCCAAATGGGACTATATCCGCAGGACAACCCTCTCTCTCAACTGATAAAATAGTATCCCCATTGGGGATAGAGTACCCATCATCATCTACTATTGCACCAGATTTAGTTGCCGCAAAATGCAACAACTGTTTTGGAACATTGTGAACTACAAATCTTTGTGCAGACTCAATAAATTTACTATCTGCTGTAGTTACCCCAGTTGTCTGTTGTATGCTATCTGCTATGTCTGTTGTTGTGTCTGCCATATTTTATTATTGTTATTGTTGCGGTAGAAAGCGAAAGCATGTGAAAGGAGGAAAAACATACCTTCGCTTCTACCTTATTTTACTTTAAACCCTTATATCGTGTTATTAATCACGAATTTCAGATTTTCAGTTTACGATACTGAGAAACCAGCGCTATGAGCACTATGTCCACTAACATACCAGTAAGTACCATCACAAATAAACTCAAGATGGTCTCCTACAGAACCAGCTGCTTCTACTATAATAGTAGTTCCAGCTAGAGTAAGATATGCATCTCCACACTCAGCTCCTCCTTTAAGAAGAGCAGTGCCTTCGCTAGTTGTGATTGAACTATCCACTGTTGTATCTGTTGCTATGAACTTAAAGTTACAACCAGCTTTTACGGCTGGTAATGTAATAGTTCTAGCTACAGTACTTTCAAGGAAGTATGTTTTTCCACTATCATTCATGTCTAAAACATGAGATGAAGCGGATGAACTATCCATAGTGAAACAATATTCACCTGGGCTATAACTAGCTTTCGCTTTTTGATTAGTTCCGCTACCATTAGCCATTAGTTACCTCCTTAACCGAATAGTACGCCATTAGTAGTTACAGCAGAATAGCTCTCAAATACGAACCATTTACCATTCCAACTAATAAGCGATACTTTATCACCAGCTAAAGTTGCACTTCCGAAGACTATTTTATCATCTGTTGCAGTTGCTGTATCACCAGCACCTGTTGCAGCATCAATACAGCCTTCAAAGTCATTGCCACTAGCAGAAGCAACATTGCATACGGCAGTATCATAATCAGCCATTTGGTAGATATGATATACTAAGCCGTCTGCATGTGCAGGAAGTGTAATATCTAATGCACCAGCACCTGATGGTGGAGTAAATCTCAACATGCTTCCAGAAGGATATACAGCACTTGTTACAGTCACATCTGCGCCAATATCAAATATTGGTCCTAAACTACCAGACTCAATAGCGTTATCAGCTTTATTCTGTCCATATAAAGGATTTGCCATAATCAGTACCCTCCTTTATGACCAGTAGGCATGAGCTTCTGGCATTTGCCATTCCATACCTGCTTCGGTTTGAATTAAGTCAACTCTACGGTCAACACCACTGTTCTCTAAGGTCTGAACACCAACATAGATTGATGTATCTCTATTAAGTCCGTTACCGACCAATGGTCTATAAGCAACGTGCTTCATATTGACAGCTAGCATTTTAACTTTAGAACCATCAAGGTGAATGTTACGAGTTACGTTCATATCACCATAAGGGGTACTAATAGTTGTAATATCAGCTCCAAATACCTTCTTCTTACCCGTTAACGCCATATCAGCTCTAAAGTTAGGTGAAATCTCAAGATTATTTGAGAAATAACCACTTAGCTTATGCAACCAATTATAAGTTGCAGTATCCACGAAGAACAATGTTGCATTAGCATTATTGTAACGTGGGTCTAAGAAGCTACTTAAATCATCTAAGAAGTCATCTTGTGTTTTAGTCGCTGTTGACAAGCTAAAGACATTACCATAGCTTGAAATAAAGTCAACGGCTCCTTGTGTATACCACTCATTACCTGAGTCGTATTGTGAACCAAATAAGATTGATTGCTCAATATCCCATTTGTGTTCGATTAGTTTCTCTCGCCATATCCGAGCCCACTCATTAGGTTCATACTTTAGAACGGTAGCACGAGTTGTGTTATCCATTGCCATCGCTGTTTTCCATATTTGAGTACGACCGTATGCAGTCGAGAAAGGCTGGTCTTTCCATGTTTCGGGATAGCCAGTACCTTGACCATGCGCAGTTCCAATCACATAAGACCTAATTGGTTCTAGTTGACCTGCAATCGTGCGGTCATATACTTCGTTAGAACCATTACTTGAACCAGTTTGAAATCCGTCATTAGCGGAAGAAGCATTATAAGCGAAAGACGCTAGCTCATTTCCACCACTATCAAATTTAACAATTGGTCCACTAATCTTAACACACTCCATGCTGTCATCGTCAACACCAGCATTACCTGAAAGGTCTGAAGTAACTACAGAGCTAATTTTCATAACATGGTAACCACTAATTGTGGTTCCTGTAGTTGCATTCATAATAGGTATTTTCACCAGTTGACCTGGTAAAAAGAATGTAGGTCTTGTTCCAGTTCCACCAACAGTTACTTTATCGCCTGATTGACCAAAAACGCTGGTATTATTACCAGACGCTTCATAGTCAGTAGCCATATAAAGAGCAACATTGTGAGCAACAGCGGAAACCACTGAAGCTGCATCAGATTGGTCTAACTCGGAATCATGAACTTCTGCAGCACCATTTGAATCGAATGCTACAACATAAGCGTATCTTTTGTGATATGAAGGTCTGCGTTCTGTGTATTTAAACTCTGGGTCATCTGTTGGTTTCTTCGCAAGCTTTGATACGAGACGAAAGAAAGGGTCTTGAGCTATTGCTAACTCAGAAACTCTACTTCCGAAATCATATTTTCTACGAAGTACGCCAGTATCGAGAAAAGTCCCAAGACGGGACCCCGCCGCACCAGCAGCTACATCAGCAGTTGATTCCATTGTAAATAAATCAGCCATTTTTACCTTCTCCTATTTTAGGAATTATGTATCTGGCTAATAAACTATTATTAGTTATTAACCAAATGCGTTATCTAGTTGTTTATCAATCCCCAAAATAGCATCGAACAGACTATCTTCGGCTGTTTTATTTGCAGCAACACTACTTCCACCAGTTGATGATAATGACGCAGGTTTCTGCCTAACAGATTTCATCTGGTTAAGCATATCCTTTTTTGTTGATTCTGCAACATTTTTATCACGACCATCTCTCGTTTTCAGCAATAATATATCATCTAAAGTAAGTGTTCTCGTTTTTGCGAAATCAACTATTTCCTGATATTCATCATCGCTTAAATCATGCTTATTAATAAATTCCCGTTTTTCAGCAACACGCCTGTTTTGAACAGATTGTTGTTTTTGATGCTGGATAAGTCTTTTATTAACAGCATTGTCTACCACAGTATTAAATAGCCGCCCAGAATCTGACTCTGGATTTGACAAGGCTTCATCCCCATCATAAACAAAATCTTCGTCCAGACCAAGTCTCTCCTTAACATCTTTGGAGGATTGACCACCACCCTCAAAATAATCTTGCACATGCTTGATTAAATTAGGGTCTTCTTTAAAGGCATCTAGCAATGGGGCATATGGTTCAAGCTCTTGCAATCGGTTATTAAGCCTCTTTGCCTCTCTGCTACTATCGCCATACCGCTTTTGTAGCATGGTTAAACCATCGTCCCCTTTGTCAGCAGGATGTTTTTCAACAGTTTTCTGCTGCGCTTGGTTCCCTTCTCCCATAACATCGGACTTGTTATCGTCTTCTGTTAATACGCTATTGACTTGTCTGTCTAAAGACGCGAAAAAGTCATCAGCGTCTACTTGGTCTGTTACAACCGTATCATTGTCAATAACAGGGTTGTTGCTATCATCTTGCAACAAGTTGTCTGTTTTTGTCATTTATTTTACCTCTCTAAGTTACTAATTAAATTAGACACTGTCAAACTACTTTTCCGTTTTTAATCCAGCTTTAAATTGGGCTACGGCAGTGTCTACTTTTCTACCCAAATCTTTTTTAGCAAGGCTATGCTCTCCCTGCATTATTTGTCTTAACAGTTTTTGCTGTGCTTTTGTTAGATTAACTTCTTTATCTATTTCAGCACTACCAACGTCTACGCCATGCTTTATTCCTGCTTGAACAAGTTGTCTTTTCAGCGTTTCGTTTTCACCGTCTACTTCTTTTACTTCTTCTTCAAGAGAATTTATTTGTTGTTTAAGTTGTGCGTAAACAGATTTTCTTTTTATTATTTGTTCTTTTCCGCGTATATCTGTTTGGGCTAGCATTGCAATGTCATCTATTAATCCAGACTGATACCATCTAAAGTACTCTTCTAATAATGCCCACCTATTAACTGGCATAGTTGAGCCGCCCACCACTTTAACATCAAACTTAGAAGAAGCATAGTCATTCCATTTAGAAACAGCTTTGCCATAATCATCATAAATGGGAATATTTATTTCCACTTCTTTTTCTGTTTGCAGTCCCGTTGGTTGTACTATTCTAAATACTTTATTTGCAGTGTATGTTTTTTGCGCCAATTCTTTAAACACCTTGCCCAAATGCTCTAATGCTGGCTCAACAATTGTTTGCATCCACGCTTTTATTCTTCGTGTACCGTGCTCATCTATCGCCAACATCCCGCGATATGTATCATGTTGCTGCCCCGTATCACCTTGCGATGTTGCATATATTCCAGACATATATTCCATATCGGCTTTGCCCTGCTGAACAACTGTGAAAAAGGCATTATTAATGGGGGCGGGTGAAATAGGCGTAGGAGCATTAAACCCCTGCCTGTATTTTAACAATGCACCAGGGGAACTACTATACTGTTCCCAATCTTCCTCTGGAATACTACCTTCTTCATATTGCCATCTTAAATTACTAGCAAGGTTGGCGTTATGCAACATTATTTGATGCGCCTTATTTAATTCTTGTTGCTTCCCTATTAGGGGGGAAACGGCAGACATTGGATATGGCGTTCCCGAATAAATATAAGGAATGGGGACAATCGGATAATTTGCTATTGGCATAACATGTTCATATAAAAACGTATCTCCACCAAGAGAAACCGTTACCTTTATACGTGTATCATAAAACTTAATAGCATCCATCAGCGACATTTTAAAAGTATCATTTTCCATTAATGCTTTAAATTCATTTTCTGTTACAACTCTATTTTTAACTGTCTCAGAAAGTTCTTTTATTTTTATTTGCAACCTTTCTTCCTGTTGCCTTATCCCCTGCTCAGCTTCTCTTTTTGCCTTTCTTATTTCCAACTGTGCTCTTTCTGGGATAATAGCACCTTGTTCTTCAGCCTGTTGTATTTGCTGTGTCCTCTCTTTTAAGGCTACTTTTATTTCACTTTTTACTTGATTTATTTCTTTTGCAAATTCTTCTTTTATTAATTTCGCCTCTTCATTCGACTGTGGAACTCTAATAAAAAGATTCATAAATGGGACTTTTTCTTTACTATAAATTTCATAGTAATCAATTATTTCATCTTCAGACCCATCTGTTAAATACCCCTCATCTCCAATATCATCTGGTTGAATACTTACACTTTCATCAACGTCTCTTTGCGAATAGGCGTTCCCCAATATTGAAGAGCCAGATGCTTTTTTTATTTTCTGTTTAAAATCAGGTAACAACTGATATAATTGTGATTTTGGCATATCCTTTTTTATAGCAATATAACTTGCATCCCTAAAAAGGAAATCTCTTGACATTGGGTCAATATAAACACTAAACGGGTCTATTGTTTTAAAAACAACCTCCCCCATTCCCCTGTCCATATCAGCGTCAACATCTAACATAAAATAGCCCAAACTTCTTGTTAAAGAATCCTGAACAACATTACTAAATAAAGACCGACCCCCTGACAGGTTCCAACAATAATCAGCAATATCGCTATGAACGGCAGCAACATCAGCATCCGAACCCTCAGCTCCAACAGCCTGCCATCGTGGGTCTTTAGCCGTCACAAAGTATTTCATTATCTCAATAACAGGGGTAATGCGATTTATAATAAAAGACGGCATTCCACCCGCATCTAAATCTTCTTTTTCTTTTTTTGTTAACTGGTCATTAAAATAAAAATCTCTTGCTTTCTGCTGATTAACTTGCCATTTCAGCCTTTTTGCACCATTTGCTCTTTCCCACAACCGTTTATTTGCTTCAGCTTTTTTAGCGTTACTTAATCTTGGCATAACGTCTTCTCCGTTTTTTGGTAGGGTGTCTTTTTACGAATCCAGCGGCATCTACAAATGACTGCCAAACCGATTTGTTTGACCCACTATTGGATAAATGTAAATTTGTTTGTCTTGTTTCCAATGATGCCCCCGAAGGTCTC